ATTCCCGAGTGTCTTTGAGACTTGTGGAGGTAGACTGATGTTTCGCCTTATCCTGGTCCTTGCCCTGCTCTGGGCAGTGCCGGCGGGAGCGGTGACCATACCTCAGTCGCTTAACGAGTGCAACGCACTCTGCACTCAGTATTTCCCGGGAGGTGTGCCTGTCACACCCCCTGTCACACCACCTGTCACACCTCCGTCCGGCAACAAGACATTTCCCCACCCGATCACCTTTGAGCGGGCCACGGACCAAGGCAATGGCTCGGCCGGCATCCTGTTCAGGACCCTGCAGGCCGGGTCGATCACCTACGTCAGCGTCAACGGCGAGGTTGCGAGGCAAGGCACACCTTACAAAGGTGCACCGGTCTTCCTGCTGACCAAGTCCGGCGACCAGTATGCTCGGCCGTTGAGCTTCGTGATCAAGATGGCTGACGGTGTGACGTATACTGCCAAGAGCGGGACGACCTCAACGCCGGCCGAGCCCGGGACTCCGACAGGAACATATACTCATAAGGCAGAGTACGACAGCTACGGACAGAGGAACGGCAGGTGGGCTTGGCGAATCGACAAGAAAGGTCCTGAGTTTGGGCCCGGGCCAATAAAACTGGTCTTCTCATCCGGCAAGGAGTTCGTGGTCAGCAACACCTCAAAGAACTGCAGGGATCAACCCTCATGCGGTAGAAACTCCAAAGCCCCCATGTATGGCACAGTGTTCAAACCTGGGATTGGGCCGAATGGTGACGGAGACAATGACACCGGGACGAGCCACGGGGGGGTCTATTTGCAGGGGCCGTGGAAAGACGGCAGCCAAAAAGTAACGATCTATTGGTGACAAGATGCACACTTGTACGCGCTGTGGCCATAATTACACCGGCCCGAGATGTCCGATATGTAATTATCCAAACGAAGATTGCGACTGAAGTTTTCCTTTACTTCCTGGAGGGAGAGATGGCAGTCATACCAGAAGCAAGCATTTATTTGACGGGAAAAGATAAGGATGGATTTCAGCATGTCAGGCACAGGTACTGTGACGAGGAAGGCCCTTGCACTTCCTTTAATTGTTACGGTCGTACCGGCAAGAAATGTGAAAAGTTCGATAGACTCCCAACAGGTGTAAAAACATGCTCAAAATACTGGCCACCTTTGCCTTTTTCTTCTTTCTAGCTACCTCGGCCCAAGCCGAGCCGGCCACGGTAGTCAACGTCATTGACGGCGATACCATTAAGGTAGCTACTGAGCAGGGCATCACTGTAGTCAGGCTCTACGGCATCGATTCCCCTGAGAAATCCCAGGCTCACGGCCAGTCCGCCAGGGACTTCACCGCTTCGCAGGTCTTCGACAAGATCGTCGACGTTGCTTCAGTTGGCAGGGACCGCTACGGCCGGACGGTAGCACTCGTCATGGTCGGCACCCAGTGCCTGCAGGAGCAGTTGTTGCTCCAAGGCTACGCATGGGTTTACCCGCAGTATTGCCGGGAGAGGTTCTGCCAGGCGTGGACTACCCTGCAGGGCATCTCCGCCGGCAACAAGGTGGGGTTGTGGATGGACCCAGCACCGGTGCAGCCGTGGGTTTGGAGGAAACAGGCGCGATGAACCATTTCCCAGAACCAAAATTCGAATTTATCCCATGCACCATCAGAGCCAGGCTTCTTGAGGATTACGTGTACCAGATCGGAGAGTCCAGGCCGATAATTATACCGGAAGGATTTGAAACTGATTTTGCCAGCGTCCCTCGTCCGCTTTGGCCGATTGCCTCTCCGATGGGCATCCTTCGTTATGGTTCGCTTCCACACGATTTCGGCTATCAGCACGGCTACCTGCTGACCCCTGATTTCGGCGATTACACTCCCGGCGCCAGGGCGGAAGCGATCATGAACGGGCACAAGTATGCTTTCGGGGGCAATATTCCGATCTGCATCGGCGAGTCCAGAAAATATTTTGACCAGGTACTGAGAGACGTGACAATTTCTGCCACTGGTGCGACCTGTCGGGCGTGGGGGGCGTATTGCCTTGTTCGGATAGGCGGCGGTATCTCGTGGGCAAAGTATCGAAAGGTAGGCCCGATAGCCTTCAACAAAAATTCCTTGGGTCTCCCTGGGTACTGAGGGCATAGATCGGATGAGAGATTTCAGGACAGAGAGGACGTACTTTACAGAGACGACGAGAAAGGGGAAATGAATGGTTGAGACGAGCGGGTTCTTGGCACTTGCCGCTGTGATCGGGGTTATTATCGGATGGGCCGTTTCATTGATCGGTCTGGGGAGAAAGATGGAAAAGGAGCGGTTGAAGATCGACAGTAGCCATGAGAAGATAGATAAGCAGAACGAAAAGATCGCATCGCTTGAGAAGAAGCTCGAAGACATCAACACCGCCAAGGCAGCCATTTCCCGCATCGACTCCGACATGGGAGCACATGCCAGCGACATCGCCGAACTCAGGGCGGTAGTCAAGGACATTCTCAACCTTTTCAAGCTCGCCGACGGCGAGCCCAGGTTCATCACCCGCCCTGCCTGCCTGGGTATGCAGCAGAACTGCCACGAACTGTCCACTGAGCGCGACATCGCCAGCAAGGTGCGGTTCGGTAACCTCGAGCGGTCCATCCAAGACCTGAAAGACGCCCAAGAGAGTAACTTGGCGCTGCTCATCAATGAAATTCGCAAGGTGCAGGCATGATACTCAGAGACGGAACAGAAACGAGCGACCCTAGGCTGGACCGGCTGGTGCAATTCGACCCGAGATCCCTGTCGTTTAGAGTGACAGAATCGATACTCGAAAGCCCGTTGAAATGGGATGGCTTGGAGCCGATCTCAAAAGTCAGGATCAAGGCGAAAGGAAATCACCTAGATCAGGGGCGTGAAGGCGCCTGTGTTGGCATGGGACTGACAAACGCCATGCGCTACGAGCCGAACATCGGCAATCTTCAAAAATACGACGAGCATTTTGCCATCACTCAAATTTACTGGGAAGCGCAGAAGAACGACCCATTCCCCGGCGGCGAGTACCCTGGTGCCAGTCCGCGAATGGGAGGAACGTCTCTTCTTGAAGGTGTGAAGCAACTCAAGCGCCTTGGCCTGATCAAGTCCTACCGATGGGCGTTTTCAATTGACGAACTGATTCTCGGACTCGGGTATTTTGGTGTGGCAGTCGTAGGCATCCCCTGGTATTCGCAAATGTCCGAACCGGAGTTTGACGGACGCATTCGCATCGGTGGTCAGATCGAGGGGGGGCATTGCCTGGGTGCCATCCAGTACAACAAAAACAGCGGGAAGCTCAGGCTCGCTCAGTCGTGGGGCATGGAGCACGGCGACTGCGGCGAGGTGTATATCATGATTGACGACATGGATCGGCTGCTGCATGAGCAAGGTGAATGTCTTTTTGTAGAAAAATAAGGAAGACAGTATGACCAAATCACAGCATTTCTATGACGCTTTCAACGTCATGCAGGACCGCGAGGGGCGTAATCTACGCACCAACGACCCGGTCGACCCCGGCGGCGATACTTTCAGCGGGATTTCCCGAGAGAATTGGCCATACTGGATCGGCTGGAAACTGCTCGACCAGTCGGGCGGGAAAGTTACAGCTTCGATTATTCAAGCAGTGGAGCATTTCTATTATGTCGAGTTCTGGGGGCGGATCCAAGGAGATGCTCTGGCTGACAGATCAGCAGCGGTTGCTACTGAGGTCTTCGATACATCGGTTAACTTTGGTGTGCACCAAGGGGTGCAGTTCCTGCAGGAGGGGCTGTCGCTGCTCAACCTTAACAAGCGGCTCTATCCTGATCTCGTGCTTGACGGTCAGGTTGGTTGGAAGACTCTGGAGACTCTGCGGCTCTACTGCGTGTCGAGGCCTCCGAAGCCTGATGTGTCGATCCCCCGGCTGCTGCGAGTGATGAATTGCCTGCAGGGGATGCACTACATCCAGCAGATGCGTAAGTACCCTGCCAAGGAGAAGTACCGCGGCTGGTTTGACAGGATCTGAGATGGCGGACCAACTCGATCATGCAGGAGAACTTGAGATGCTGTTCCGCAACCAGGCCATAGCCGCGGCCCGGCAGATAAACAGCGGAGAGTCCCGCAGTCACTGTCTGGACTGTGAGGAACCTATCCCGGAGAAACGTCGACAGTACGTACCAGGTTGTTTATACTGTGTCTCCTGTGCGCAGGAGAGGGAAGCAGGAAAAATTCAATATTGAGGTGCATTATGGCATTGGAAGAAGGGAAAAGAGCAAGGCTGAAACAGCCGACCGTCGAGGGAGTTGTAGTCGACGTGCAGTACAACAAGCAGGAGCGATGCTTGGAGCATTGCCTTGAGTGGACTACAGACGTCGACAATGACGGGGTAGTCGAGACGCATCGTCGCTGGTTTCTCGAATCTGAACTGGAAGAGGTGGCATGATGGAAGAAATCAGATCTGAATTTTCTCAGGGGCTGTCTGCCCAGGGTGCAAGTGTCGGCAGGAATACTCAGACCATGGAAGAATCCAAAGCGATCGGCAGGTACGGGGTTGAGTGCGTTGGTCCGGTCGAAGAGTTCAGGGCAAGGTACGTCCTGCTGCGTGACAGGATCCTTTCCTTCAGGCAGATGGGCAAGGTTCGACGATTCTTGCAGAGGGCAAACATTGCTCAGGTGCTGTCCGAGTTCGCCGCGATCCCAATGGAGACCAAGTGGGTAGAGGCGTTCGACAACCTCGTCACCACTGTTGGCAAGAATGACATGCTTGATAAGTACCTGGCTGGTTCGGCGTACACCGCCGCCTGGTACGTTGGGCTAATAGGCTCAACCAGTTACACGACAGGTGCAGCGGTCGGCGATACGATGGCTTCGCATGGCGGCTGGGCGGAGGATGTTGAGTATTCCCAGGCGGCACGTCCCACCACGGCATGGAGTGCGGCTGCTGCAGGCAGCAAGGCTCTGTCGGCGGCTGCTGTTTTCAGCATCAACGGAGACGGTACGACGATCAAAGGCTGCTTTTTGAACTCTGTGGCTACCAAGTCAGGTACTACCGGCATCCTGTTCTCTGCTGGACTATTCACCGGTGGGGACAAGGTGCTTGCCAACGGGGATACGCTGAACGTCAGCTACACCGCCACCCTGACCTAATCCATGGGTGCTGCGCCTTTAATACGAGACTGGGGGGCATTCGCAGCCAGCGCAGCGGCGATGACCATCAGTCCCCCTGCCTCTTATGTGGCTGGAGACACCTTGCTGCTCTTGGTGTCTACCGCCAACCAGGCGATCTCTACGCCCGGTGGATGGACACAGGTCGCTAACTCCCCCCAAGGCACTGGCACAGCCGGGGCGGCGGGGGGGATCCGGCTGTATGTGTTCTGGAAGATAGCAGCGTCCAGCGAATCGGCGGTATCTATTTCTGATTCAGGCAGCTACCAAGCGGGGCAAATGTTCTCGTTTTCCGGAGCTGACCCAACCAGCCCGATTCATGTTACAGCCGGGGATGTGTTGGCAACCGCAGACACCCTCTGGACTTGCCCCGCCGTTACTACGACAGTCAGCAATTGCCTGATTGTCAACTGTGCCGGCAACGATCGGGATGCCTCCACCACAAACACCCTGCTCTCCAGTTGGACAAATCCGAATCTTACTAATTCGTGGGAGTATGGCGACGCCACCACCAACACTGGCGCAGGCGGCGGTATCGGCTTATTCATCGGTAAACTGGCGTCGCCAGGGGATAGTGGGACGACATACTGCCTTTCCGCTACTGCCGTCACCGCCGCTTTTGTCACTATCGCCTTGGCCCCGCAGACTGTGTTCGGGGTATCTCAGGCGGAAACTACCACCGTCGCTGAGGTGCTTGGGGCAAGCAGCCTTGAGTCGTTCAACGTAGCGCAGGACGAGACTGCCGCTACCGGGGAGTCATCTGCCGGGGCAATCCCCACGACAGCAGCACAGGACGAAACAGCAGCAACGTCCGATGAATATCTTTCTTATAAAAAGGTCGTGGTCGTCGGGGTTGTCAACCTGTCGTACAAGGACAATGATTATTCGCCGTATAATGATGGCATGTACGGTGTCGAGGCTATCACGGTGCCGGATGGGGCGGACTTCTGCGTACTGTTTCATGGTTCTCGAAATTATATTCCAGACTACACCGACCCGCATGACTCATTCCTCATGGGGCCGTGGCCTGACTACTCTCCAAATCATTTTGAAATAGGGGGGCAAACTCTTTCTCTCGCCGCCAGGAGCCAGGAGCTTGATGAACTTATTGGCAACAACAGGTTCATCTGCGATGTCGCCGCTTACGTGCTGGCCGCCCCTCCGCTTGGGGAACAGGTATTCAGTTGGGGCTTTGCTGCCATTACGGACATCCATTACTTCAGCCTCGTCTTTTACGCAAACGTGCATCAGACCGATCCGCTGGTCTATATGCCGTTTAGTAATGCATATTTCCGGGCAGGCGCGACAGTTTCCGATACACCTGTAAGCGGGCCATTGCTCTATGTTGCCTCCGAAGAAGGAGGGTTGTCAGTCGGGGCTGTCATCAGCCTTGGTGGAACTCCAAGCGTGGAGGCAGACGGGCAAACGCTGAGGCTGACACAGGGGCCAGTGGAGATGGTCAGCACCATTTCCATGCTGGCATGTGACTTCCCAGGCGGGGGTGCCAGTCAGTTTGATTTCAGCGGTGTAACTTATGCTGGATACCTGGCGATATCCCTGCGTCGATCTGTCGGGGAGTTACATCGCGCTGCCCAGACCGAAGCAGCTGGAGACATCTCGGAGGCGAGTATCGGACAGGACCAGACCCAGTATGTCTACTCAGAAGCGACGGAGTCGGCTGCAGGGACTGAGGATGCTGATTCCGTCATCCCTGAAACTGCGGATTCAACAGATACCCTAGTTGTCAGCGCAACACCAGATGGAGAAGCTATTCCCTCCGGTGCTGAACTTACTGAGACGGTGCAGGTTTCAGACGAACAGGACGGTGTTCCTACCAACGAGAGCAATGATCGATGGGTCGGAGAAGGATCTGTTTGTACCGAAACCATTACCGTCCTCTCAGAAGTTCCGGCGGATCTGGCGGATACGCTGCCAGTTCGACAGATCAACGGACCCTATGTCGATATCCCGACCGAGATGATGTTCTCGGATAGCCGGTCGTACCAGTATCACAACTATGTAAATACTGCCAGCGGCGGGCAGGCCATCACTATCCATGCAAATACCAACCTGCTGGTCTTCGCCTACCACACAAGGTTCAGCGTCCCGGAGTGGATACAGGAAGGGAATTATATCCTGACACTGAACGGGGTGTCGTTCGTGCATCTCGCCAACACCAACGCTGCCGGATTCAATGTGATGGTGGCGTATGTCAAGAACCCTGAGTCCGGCAACATCGTCTGGAATTTTCCTAATCCGAATTTCGGTGGGGCGGAAGAGTATGCCGATGTTGTGAAAATCTGCCAGTTCAGCAACGTCGATGTGTCGGGGGACCCTTTCCGTAGTGTGATTGATCCTGTTACAGTAGAGTCGGCGGCGTCACTTACTCTCTCCGGCATCTCGTTCAATGAAGGGGATATGGTAGTCGGTATCGAGTATGGCCCCGGCGGGGCGTACGGCAACTGGAGCAATGTAGGCAGGCAGCCGAACCTTACAACCGGAGGAGTTTTCAACGAAGGGTATGGCTGGTCCATCAGCACAACGGTAGGAGCCATCCCTTGGGGTGCAAGCAGCATCACCGCCAGCAGCGCCAACGAGGCTACGCGGGCATCTATTTCCATGATGGCCCTGGTTCTCAAGGTAAAACTGGAGGGATGGGTTGCTTCTCCGGCTGCCGCCGAGGCCGGGTCGCTTACGCCTGCCGATACCCTGACCAGCACCAGCGAGCACTCAGAAGCTGGAGAGCAGGCTGAGTCGGTAGCTGTGGCAGAGGCCTCAGCCGGTGTTTCTTCAAACACTGAGGAAGGCGACAGGGCTGACAGCGTGGCTGCCGCTGAGGTGCAAGTAGGGGCGCAGGGTTTCGGAGGCAGTGATGTAGAAGAGTTGGTAACAGAGGATGAGCAGTCTTCTGAGAGAGCAGCCTATGGCATGGGCTACGCCTGGGCGATAGTCAGAGTAACTCAGAACGGCTGGAAAGTGGCCGACTGCCTGCGGAGCGATGCTCTTACTGTCGAGGAGGTTGCTGTAGCAGGACAGGGAACGTCGGCAGATATGGCAGCTGCTTTGACTATCGCTGATGTGGTGACAGCCTACGCCGAAGCCGGAGCCTTGATGTCTGAGATCATGGCCATCGCTGAGGCCTCCAGTGTGACGCAGGTTCTTGGTGGAAGTATCTCCGAGGCTATGCAGGTTGTCGCGCAGGCTACCACCACGGCGGAAATGTATGCTGCTACCGTTGAGGCGGTAATTTTCATCGATCAATGGCTGGCGGAGGTTCTCCGACGAGAAATAAAGCAGTTCATGGCCGGCGGCCGCGTGACCAGTTTCCTGCATAGGCTGGTCGATTTGTCGCAGTTCCTGGTGGACAAGAAGATGCTGGAGTTTGACCGCGCTCCAACGGCTCGGGAGTTTCTCAAGCAGGAGAAGATTATTGATCATATTTCAGATTAACTCAGAGGGTGACTCCTCAACCAAGAAGGATTTTGAGGTGTACTATGGATGCGTTTGAGAAACAGCCTTACGAAGAGTTCACTGTCAGCACTGACTTTTCCAGGAACTTTGCAACCGGTGAGACGGTATCCAGCCAGACTGTCACCGCAGTCGATAAGGACGGGACGACGGTGACAACCACGGTCACCGACCAGACCACAGTTGCCAATGATGGAGGCAGCAAGGTGAGTGTCTTGGTCAAGGCCGGCACCGTCGCAGCGAGCCCTTACCGCCTGACCTTTCGGTGCGTCACCTCGACCGGGCACAAGTGGGAGCACGACATCCAAATGAATGTTAGAGAAATATACTAGCATAATATGGTAACTTTCTGATACAGTAAACCGGAGGAGGGGGAACATGGCTACTGAAGAACGTATCAAGCAACTGCTCGACTGTGCAGTTAAGGCACCTACTAAGGACGCGGCCGGGGTCTATATCCCGGGCGGGATGGATGCGACGATCAGGGCCAAGGCGATCGCTGACTGTCTAAAAATTGTGCAGGATGAGAAGATGAAGGCTGAGGTGGTGTGTGGCTGATATAGATTTCAAATTCACTGCGTCGCCGACCGTTTCCAAGTTCATGCGGTCGAACGCCTTCCATCGAGCGATCATGGGTCCGATCGGGTGTACCTCCGCAGACACCGAGTTCCTCACTCCGACAGGGTGGAAACGTATCGATGAGTATGAGGCGGGAGACAAGGTAGCTCAGTGGGATGAGTCTGGGGCTCTTCGGTTTGTCGAACCAGAAGCGTATGTGGTCCTGCCGTGTGACGAACTTATATGGTTCCACAACAGGACCCTGTCTATGCAGCTGAGTGCTGAGCATAGAGTTCCTGTCTACGACTGGGCGGGGAACTTCAAAGTGAAAACAGCAGCGAGGTTGGAAAAGAAGCTCTCTAAAAACCGGATACCTATAAACTTCATCCCTACAACCAAAGACTACCCAGTATCTGATGCGTTTCTTCGGCTTGCAGTAGCCATTAACGCTGATGCGTACCACGCCAAGGTTGGGAGGCAGACAACAATCTGCGTTAGAAAAGATCGAAAGAAAACCCGGATTGTGGAGCTTCTAGCAGCAGCTGGAATACCCTACATTCACAGGTGCTACCCGACACGTCCGACCGAGGAGATTTTTGTATTTGAGTCTGAGTATAAAGGGAAAACTTTTGAAGGAGCTTTTTGGTGGGGTCTGTCTCATCGGCAGCTACAAATTGTCGTTGATGAGATGCCCCACTGGGACGGTCTATTTGAAGGGCCCGACACCAGGTATCATTCTGCCAACAGGTGTGATGCTGATTTTATGCAGTATGCTGTTCACGCTGTAGGTGGGCGGGCAACGATCAGCGTGCAAACCTATTCGCAGCAGAACTGGAGATCGACGTATGTCGTGCATATAGCCCCGCCGGGATCTCAGCGGGCGGTCTCAATGTTTCGATGCGACAACACAGTAACCGAGAGAGTTCCTACGACGGACGGAAAGAAGTATTGTTTCACTGTCCCGTCGGGATTTTTCCTCGCGAGGCATAATACTTCGATTTTTGTAACTGGAAACTCCGGTAAGAGTGCGGCCTGCTGCGTCGAGATCTTGCGTCGGTGCCTAGAGGTGCCGATCTGGAACAAGGGTAAGAGGTCTTCACGGTGGGCGATAATCCGGAATACCAATAAGCAGCTGCGAGACACGACTCTCAAGACGTGGATGCATTGGATGAAGGACTTCGGAACCTGGCACGATACCAAGATGTTGTTCCGGCTGAACTTCGGCGAGGTCGATGCGGAGATAATGTTCCTCCCACTTGATACCGAAGACGATGTAGGAAGGGTTCTCAGTTTGGAGTTAACAGGCGCATTTATTAACGAATTTCGGGAAGTGCCTGTCGCCCTTTACTCATCAATCAAAGGCAGGCTCAGACGATACCCGAACCCGGTCGAGGTCCCGGGGACTTGGTACGGGCTGATAATGGACTCCAACCCGCCGGAGATCGACAGTGCCGCCTATAAGATGATGGAGCATCTGCCCCAGGAAGAGGGCAACCCGAACAGCGTTATTAAGGTCGACGCATTCAAACAGCCTTCTGGAACGTCGCCGGAGGCGGAGAACCGTGATCATCTCCATCCGGACTATTACACCGATTTGGCAGAGGGGGAGACCAAGACCTTCGTCGACACCTATATCCACGGCCTCTATTCTCCATCGCTGTCCGGCAAGGCGGTCTATGCCACCACTTTCAAGGCGGAGCGGCATGTGTCGCAGGCTCCTCTGCAGATCGATCCTTTCTTGCCGGTCATCATTTCTTTTGACTGCGGCCTCACACCAGCAGCGACCTTTATGCAGATGGACCTTGAGGGGCGGGTCCGAGTTTTGCGGGAAGCGGTAGCCTTCGACATGGGCATGAAGCGGTTCAGTAAACTGAAACTGCGACCTCTCATTAAGAATTTCTTCCCAAACAACCCACTGATCTTCATCGGTGACCCGGCCGGGAAGCGTCGGGCCGACTCTGATGAATCGTCCGCGTTCAAAGTGCTGAAAGAAGAATTTGAAGAAGAAGGTGCAATCGTCAAAGGAGCTTCGACCAACGATCCAAAAGTGCGGATTGAGGCGACAGAGCAGATGCTGAGTAACTATCCCGATGGCGACCCTCTGATGGTGATCGATCCTTCATGCAAATGGTACATCGAAGCCCTGCGCAGTAAATACCGGTACCCGAAACACAAAGCGTCCGGCCTTTACTCAGAAAGTCCTGAGAAGAATAATTGGTCCCATGTAGCAGAGGCCGGGCAGTACGGGGCGCTATATTTATTGTCAGGCAAATACGATCCAGCGGAGCATGTAAGAATCGATAACTTCAACCCTCTCAACCAGCCCACGCCGTACCGCCCTGCTCAACGAGAAGGCTATTAAGTCAAATACTTATAAGAGGTAGTAATGGAAATCAATTACGAAGAACTGGCGAAGACAGGGACGTTGCTCAAAGGTCAGCTCGGGCAGTTCATCAATGACCGAGCGTTGTGCGAGATCCAGTGGTTGAAGAACCTCCGGCAACACGCCGGCCAGTACGACCCGGACATCCTCGCCGGCATCCCGGACGAGCGGTCGCATGTCTACCCCCGGGACACCAAGGTCAAGATCAAGGGCGGGGTGGCCAAGTTGATGGAGATGATGTTTCCCAGCCAGGACCGCAACTGGGCACTCGGGGTCTCTCCCAGCCCGTCGATCCCGCAGGAAGCCCTGCAGAACATCCTCACCACCCTGCAGCAGTCCGGCCAGCCGATGAGCAGCGATGCGATCGAGCGAGAGGTCAGGGCCTTCGCGGAGGCGAGGAAAGGCAAGATGGAGATTGAGATCGCCGATCAACTCTCCGATGCCGAGATCGATTACCCTCAGCTTTGCAAGCGGGTGGTGCGCAGCGGTTACATCTACGGCTTCGGCGTCGCCCGCAGCCCGATGGTCCGCACCCAGCAGGAGCGGGTCTGGGATGCCGACCCGGTAACCGGCGCCTACGTGGCCAAGACCAAGACGGTCAAGCGGCCGTACCCGGAAAGCCTGCGGATCTGGGACTTTTACCCTGACTTGATGGCCAAGGCCTGGACCGATCAGGATATGGTCTTCGAGCGGGTGGTAATGACTCGACATGATTTCCGAGGGCTTACTAAGCGCAAAGGGGAGGACTTCATCGCTCCGCTGGTCAAGCAGTATCTGAGGGACCACCCGCATGGTAACTACACCGCCAAGACCTATGAAACAGAGCTGCAGCAACTGGCTAAGACCGCCAATCTTTCTGACCGTACCGCTCGCAGGTACGAAGTTTACCGTGGCCTCGGCTTCATCTCAGCACACAGCCTGGCAGCAGCCGGGGTCGAGATCAAGGAAGACGAGATGGACGAGGACGTTTTCGCCGACCTGTGGTTCATCGACGACGTAATCATCAAGGCCCAGAAAGCTGCTTTCGGCGAGCGGCCGTCCGACCAGTACCACGCCTTCATCTATGCTGAGGACGAGGACTCCGGGCTGACCGGCGTCGGCCTGCCGGAGGAGGTCAGGGACTCGCAGATGTCGCTCTGCGTCTCGCACCGGATCCTGAAGGATAACATGGCGGCCTGCGCCGGTCCGATCCTCGAGGTCAACAAATCCCTGCTCGCCCCCGGGCGCAAGAACATCGGTGCAATCCATGCCTTCATGACCATCGAGCGGGAAGGCGACGGCATCGATGCCCAGTACCCGGCGGTGCGGGCGATCGTTACCCAGTCGCACATCGCCGACATCCTCAACGTCATCCAGATGGAGAGGCAGCAGCTCGACATCGAGAGTAATCTGCCGGCCTACACCATGGGGGCGATGCAGCAGCAGCCGCTCGGCGAGGCGTTCCGGACCAGTAACAACATGAGCATGATGATGGGTTCGGCCAACATGGTCACCAAGGACACGGTCAGGGCTTTCGATAAGTTCACCACCAGCCTGATCGGCTCGTTGCTGAAGTGGAACATGGAGTTCAACCCGAACGAGGAACTCAAAGGTGACTACCACGTTGTAGCCAAGGGCAACCTGTCGCTCGTTGCCAAAGAGGTTCGTGGCGCCGCCCTCGACCAGTTCGTCACTACTCTGACCGATGAGGAGCGGGCCATCCTCGACACCTACGGCTTGCTGATCGACCGGCTCAAGGCTCGCGATCTCCCGGTTGACCGGCTGCTGCCGGAGGACGAAGCTCGTCAGGTGCTGGCAGGCATGAGGGAAGCCGCCTCGCAGGCCTCACAGATCGAGCAGGGGCTGACCCAGGCCAAGACCGCCAAGGAGTCGGCGGCCGCCGAGAAGACCAATATGGATGCGCAGGTGGTGGCGATGTCGACCGAGGCGACGATCCAGGAGATCCTCTCCCGGGTCGAGAGTAACCTGGCCAATGCCAAGTCGGCCGAGGACAGGAACCAGTTAGAAAATCTGAAGACACTGCTGTCGACGGCAGTACAAACGAAGGGGGGAAATGGTGAGCAAAGACCGAATTAAAGAAATCCAAGATATCTTGGTATCTTACAAGGACATGGAGTCGATGATCCTGCTCCGTGAGATGATCACGCTGCGTCGAGAGCAGCATCGCAACCGCCTCGAAGGCGAAGAATCGCCCGAAGTGCGCGGCAGAGCGAAAGAATGTAAGGATTTGCTACAACTTTTTGATTGACAAATCGTGTAAATTATTGTTACGCTTCCTACAAACCCGGAGAAATTTATGC